GCGGAAAAAATATTTCGCATAATTAGGACTAGACAAACCCAACTAACTGAGATAATTGTCAACAATCAAGTAAAAGATTGGAATGATTATCAAAATCATTTAGGACAATTAGATACTTTAAATTATATTGAACAGGAACTCTCGGACCTGCTAAAGAAACAGGAGCAAAATGACTAACTTAATTTTACCAGAACACGTTGCAAAAGCGCGTGCTAAACAAGTAAAAAAAGAAACGAAGAAAAAAGAAGAAGCTAAATTACCAGAACCAACAGGCTGGAGACTTTTAATTTTACCTCATTCGGGTAAAGGCAAAACCAAAGGCGGTATTATTTTATCTGATAAAACAGTACAAGAAACACAAATTGCAGCTAATGTTGGGCTTGTATTAAGAGTAGGACCAGATGCGTATAACGACCCGAGTCGTTTTCCAAATGGTGCTTGGTGCAAGAAAAATGATTGGGTAATATTTGCTAAATACGCAGGTTCACGTCTTAATATTGAAGGCGGCGAACTACGCTTACTAAATGATGATGAAATTTTAGGTGTTGTTGACGACCCCGAAAGTATCTTATCGCCAGTAACACATTAACATGGAAAGGAACCCATGCCCGAAGCACAAGAAGCAGCAATAAAAGACGACAACATTATGGTTGACCTAGATACAACTGGGAAATCTGTTGATGTTGAGTTAGATGATTCTAAAGCTAATACAAAAGAGGTTGAAACAAAAGATCAACCTATTGTAGAAGTTAAAGAAGAAAAAAAAGATGAACGCGAAGAGTATAGTGAAGGTGTCAAAAAACGTATTGACAGATTAACGTATAAAATTCGTGAGTCAGAACGAAGAGAAAAAGAAGCTCTTAGTTTTGCAGAACAAATAAAAAAAGAACGCGATGATTTACAAACAAAGTTTACAAAACTTGATGATGGCTATGTCAATGAGTTTTCAACTCGTGTAAAATCAGAACTAGAATCAGCAAAAGCTTCATTAAAACAAGCTGTATCTGCTGGTGATGTCGATGCACAAGTAGCAGCAAATCAAGCTCTAGCAAGACTAGCTATTGAGCAAGAACGTATAAATGCTACGGAAGAGCAAAGAAAATTATCTGAAAAAGCTCAAGAAAATGCTGGACAGACAATTCAACAACCTGTACAAAGTAATGTACAACAACCACAAGCTGCTCCACCGGACCCAAAAGCGGAAGCATGGGCGGAAAAAAATGAGTGGTTTGGTAAAGATGAAGCTATGACATACGCTTCGTTTGGTATTCACAAGAAACTTGTGGAAGAAGAAGGATTCAATCCATCTTCTGATGAATACTACGAAGAGATTGACAGAAGACTTCGAACTGAGTTTCCCCAAAAGTTTAACGATGGGGGAGAAGTCCAAGGAAGCAAACAACCCGTCCAAACAGTTGCTTCTGCTACAAGGACCACACGAACTGGACGCAAAACAGTGAGACTCACGCCATCTCAAGTAGCGATTGCTAAAAAATTAGGTGTGCCACTAGAAGAATATGCGAAATACGTGAAGGAGTAGGCATATGAATAAAATTGATGAAAATAAGACTCCACGCGCTGCCTTATCCCGCGAGAAAACGACTCGTAGGAAACCATGGGCACCCCCGTCATCCCTTGACGCACCTCCTGCACCCGATGGGTACAAACATAGGTGGATACGCGCTGAAACTTTAGGGCAATCAGATAATAAAAATCTAAATGCTCGACTAAGAGAAGGTTTCGAACTCGTAAGAGCCGATTCCGACAACGGTGAATATCCGACAATACAGGAAGGCAAATACCAAGGTGTAATAGGAGTTGGTGGTTTACTGCTGGCGAAAATTCCAACAGAAATCGTTGAAGAGCGAATGGCTTACTTTAAACAGCAAGTGCAAGATAAAGAAGAAGCGGTCGCAAATGATTTATTGAAGGAACAACACCCTAGCATGCCGGTCTCTAAACCAGACAGGCAATCTCGTGTAACCTTCGGTGGTAACCGAAAGAACTAATTTTTTAGCTCTTTTGTCCATCGAATTAAAAAAACTTAACCCTTTAAAAAAAGGAAACAACGATGGCAAATAAAGACGCAGCTTTCGGGTTTAGACCCGTAAGGCATCTTAGTGGCGGTCTGATTAGAACAAACGAATACGCAATTGCAGCTAACTACGGCACAGCGATCTATCAAGGTCAATGTGTTATTGCCGTAACTGCCGGTGGAATTGAAGCCGCAGGAGCAGGTAATGTAATTTTAGGTGTATTTGGCGGATGTTTCTATACAGATCCAACCACAGGCAAACCAACATTTAGCAATCATTATCCAGCAAGCACAAATGCTTCTGATATTGTTGCACAGGTGTACGACGATCCAAGAATCGTCTTTGAAGTTCAACATGATGGAACTGGCACAGCAGCTATGAACTTTGGTGGATTTGATTTTGTTGGAACGGGTGGAAGCACTCTTTCTGGAAGATCTTCACAAGAGTTGGATACTTCTACAGTTACAACATCTGGACAATTCAAACAGATAGGTATTTCAAAAGATCCGAATAACAGTGATACAAGCAGTGCAAACTGCAACGCTTACGTTGTTCCGAATACTGGCGAACATTCTTATCTATTAACCACTGCATTAGCGTAATAGGAGACATATATGGCTATTTCTAGATCACAATTGGTCAAAGAACTTGAACCGGGTCTTAACGCTTTGTTCGGGTTAGAATACAATAGATACGAAAATCAACACACGGAGATTTTCGACACTGAAACTTCAGATCGTGCATTTGAAGAAGAAGTAATGCTATCCGGTTTCGGTGCAGCACAAGTAAAACCAGAAGGCGGATCAGTTAATTATGATGACGCGACTGAGTCTTTTACTGCTCGCTATACACACGAAACTATAGCTCTTGCTTTTTCAATCACTGAAGAAGCCGTAGAGGATAACCTTTACGACAAGATCAGTTCAAGATACACAAAAGCATTAGCTCGTTCAATGGCAAATGCCAAACAGGTGAAAGCAGCTAACGTATTAAATAATGCGTTTGATTCTAGCTTCACAGGTGGAGACGGCGTAGAATTATGTTCTACTGCTCACCCAACCACTGGTGGCAATATCAAAAACGAATTAACAGTTGCTGCTGATCTAAACGAGACATCTTTAGAACAAGCATTGATTGACATTGCTGGACTTACTGACGATAGAGGATTAAAAATCGCTCTCAACGGTACGAAAATGATTATTCCAGTAAATCTTCAATTCACTGCTGAAAGACTAATGAAGTCTGGTCAAAGAGTTGGCACAGGTGATAATGATATTAATGCTGTAGGCAGCATGGGAATGATTCCTCAAGGTTATGTAGTGAATAACTACTTAACTGATACAGATGCATTCTTTATCAAAACTGATGCGCCTAACGGATTAAAACACTTCCAAAGAGCGCCAATTTCCACTAAGATGGAAGGCGATTTTGAAACTGGAAACGTTAGATACAAATCTAGAGAAAGATACTCATTCGGGTTCTCTGACTTTAGAGGTATCTTTGGTTCACCGGGAGCATAATTACTCTTAACTTGTGGGGGCTTAGTCCCCCACAAGACAACTAGGATAATTTGTTATACTGACTGCCCTAGCAGACGCTCGTAGAGACAGTATGACTTTACTTACGAGGTAAAAATGGCTAACTCAACTTTTAGCGGTCCGGTAAGATCGGAAGCTGGTCACAAAGTAATAACTAAAAATACAAGTACAGGTGCAATTTCAGAACACGCAACTTTAAATAGTGTGTCAACTGGTGATGTTTCAAGCAATTCAGCAGGTTCACTTTTGTTAAATGCAGCAGCTACTAACACATCAACTTTACAAACATACCAAGCAACAATCACTGTAGCTAACGGTGCAACAACTGGTAAAGAGGCGTCAATAGGTATGCCTGCAAACTTTATCCCTATGTGTGTTGCTCTTAACGTAACTACAGCATCAACAAACAACGTCAACTTAGTTGATATTGGTGATGATGGTGATACAGATTCATACACTGACGGCATTGCTGTAGCAGTAAACTCTACTGGTTTCAAAGGTGTCTTTGGTTGTAATGGTGTCAGAGGTATTACAGGATTAACAGGTGCAACTACAACTGCTGATGAAGTAGAAGTAGTAGTAAGTGGAGATCCGGGTAGTGCTACTGTAATCAGATTAACTTTTGTTGGTTTAGTACTAGCATAAACTAATTCGTGGGGCTTCGGCCCCACACTTATCAATAGGAGATAATATGAGTGATGTAAAAGCAAGCACAGCATTAACGTCAGATGGAAGACTACAAGGTTCCGTGGCTGGTAGTAATGCTAACCTTGGTCCAATAAGAATAAAATCAATTCAATGTCAATCAAGTGCGGCTGATGGTGAAGTAAAAATTTATGATAATACTTCTGCGGCTGGCGTGATTAAAATTCATTTAAAATGGGGTACAGCAGCGAATGAACCTTTGACTATGAATTTTGACGGAGATGGTGTAAGATTCGAAACAGCAGCTTTTGTTGACGTAACTAACTGCGACTTTGTAGTAGCTTACTATAACTAAAAATGATATCGAGGTCTTCGATGCCGAAACAATTAACAGGTGGTCAAAAAAAGACCATGAAAAAACACTCTAAACACCATACAAAAAAACATATGGCTTCTATGAAAAAAGCTATGAAAAAAGGTAAAACTTTTACACAAGCTCATAAGAAAGCTATGAAAAAAGTAGGTAAGTAATGGCAACGTCCGGAACTAATACTTTTGATTTAGATGTAGATCAGCTCATAGAAGAGGCATTTGAAAGATGTGGTATAAATTCTAGATCTGGTTATGATTTAAAAAGTGCAAGACGTTCTTTAAATATAATGTTAGCTGAATGGGCTAACAGAGGTATTAATCTTTGGACTGTTGAGCTTAGAACAAAAACACTAACTGGTAGTACAACTAGTTACACTTTAGATTCAGATTTAGTTGACATACTAGAAGCTGTTTTATTTACAACTAGTGATACAACAACAGATATAGAAGTTGATCGTATTAGTCGTGCAGAGTATTTAAACATTTCAAAGAAATCTACAGAGGGTACACCTGTACAATATTTTTTAGAGAGAGGTGCTTCAACACCAACATTATATTTATATCCAACACCAGATGGTGCACACACATTTAAATATTATGGTCTAACTAAAATACAGGATGCTGGTGATTATAATGATCAACTAGAAGTACCAACAAGATTTATACCTTGTTTGTCTTCTGGCCTTGCTTATTATATGTCAGTAAAAAAAGCACCAGAGAGAACACCTTTACTAAAACAATTATATGAAGAAGAGTGGCAACGAGCTTCAGAAGAAGATAGACCACGTTCTAGTTTCTTTGCTACACCAGAGAGAGGATATATCTAATGGCACATGCTTCGGGTAAATATGCGAAAGCAATATCTGATCGTAGTGGTATGGAGTTTCCTTACAAAGAAATGGTCAAAGAATGGAATGGTTCTTTAGTTCACAAATCTGAGTTTGAAGCTAAACACCCTCAACAGGAAAGACAAAGACACGCGGCCGATGCACAAAGTTTACAAGATGCACGTCCTGCTCGTTCAGAACCTTTAACAGTATTTGTTGGAGGAGTAGGATTTTTTGATTACAATGATTCTATGAAACCAACAACAGATAAAAAACAACCTACAGTTGTATCATCTATTGGTACAGTATCAGTGAGTACATCATAATGGCCGTTACATACGCAGAATTAACAACTCAAATATTAGACTACACAGAAGTTAGTACAGATGTCCTAACAGCTACAAGAACAAATGATTTTATTGAACATGCAGAAAACAGGATATTTAGAGATGTAGATTTAGATGTATTTAAATCTCATCAAACAGCAAACCTTGTAGCAAGTAATGCTTTTTTATCATTACCGGGTGGAACGACACCTACACCAGAATCTCTTGGTACTATTAGAACAATGCAGATATTTTCTCCTAGTGCTACAACGAGGTCATTTTTAGAACAACGCGATATTAGTTATATGAACGAATATTGGCCAGATCGAACGGCAACGGGAACTCCTCGTTATTGGGCATGGTGGGACCACAACACAATTTATGTTGCGCCTACTCCAGATTTAGCTTATAACGTTGAGTTAGGAATTACTAGATTACCAACAAGACTGTCTAGTTCAAATACAACCTCTTGGTTGGGTAATAATGCTCCGGCACTATTGCTTTATGGATGTCTTGCAGAAGCCTTCAAATTTTTGAAGGGACCAGCGGAAATGCTGCAATTATATGAACAATCATATCAACGTGCCCTTCAAGAGCTAGTTATAGAACAGCAAGGAAGACACCGAAGAGATGAGTACATGCACGGGGCGTTAAGAACTCCTTTGCAATCACAGAACCCATAGGAGGATAAAACATGGCAATAACTCAAGCTGTATGCACAAGTTTTAAACAAGAATTGCTAGTAGGTACGCATAATTTTACGGCTACCAGTGGTGATACTTTTAAAATAGCACTTTATACAAGCTCAGCTTCACTAGACGCAACCACAACTGCTTATTCAAGTTCCAACGAGGTATCAAACTC